AATACATTCAGCAATTTTGACTTTAATGTCATCAGGCTGTGCTGTAAGGTCCACCAACTGTACGTTACGCTCATAATCATCCAATACACGATGCTCTTCTCCATTATGGTCGGTCCACCGTTGGAGCATGAGATTGTTCCAAGAGTAGCCTTTTTTATCTTTGTCGGCAAATGCTTCTTGCAAGCCAACTTTCTTGCTAGAACCTTTGGTACGCACACCTGGGTATGCTGAAAAGATGTTGTCTGACGGATCGCCACGCATACACTTCTCAAACAGGATCCATTTGGGATCTGGAATAGTCTTGGGTTCTTTGGTCTTGTTGTCTTTGACAGGCTTACCGTTCTTGTCAAAGATACCTTTCAGTGTGTGTAGTTCATCTGAAACACCGTTGTACTGGTTCACGTTGTCTGCCAGTAACTGGTGGAAGTCTGTGTCTGTGCTCACGATTGTGTGGTGATCGTGCGGGTGACTCTGTATCCATCCTGCCACCAAATCATCTGCTTCAAGCTCTTTATGCTGGAGCACAGTACAGTTGGACTTTTCGTTGAAGAATGTTTTAAGGTCGTCGAATGCCGCCCAAAAAGCTGTGTCTTCTTCTTGCTGTGCATCAGTAAGTGCCGCACGGGCAACTGCACGATTTGCCTTGTATGGTGTGTAGTAATCCTTGCGCCAGCTACGCCCCTCAAGGCAAATAACCACATGGCTACCTTTTTGGTCACGCCAGGCTTTGTTGATGCTGGCTAAGGTCACATGGATAGCAAAGCCTACTTTTTCATCTAGGCTTGCGGCTCTGTGTGCGGCATGGCGGGCACGGAAGAATGTATTAGCAGTGTCAACGATGAGATAGTTCATAAGGTAATAATAGCATATTATTTACCTATGTGTCAACCACTATTTTGGCATGTAGTACCATTCTTCTGTGTAACCTCTACGCATCCAAAATGCGTTGCGATCTTGTATTTTCATTTTGGGAAAATGTCTGTAGATTTCTCCACGCACAACCAGTTGTCCATTGGCACCACATTCTTGGTTGATACTATAGAACCATTCACAATGATCTTGTATGTGTTGTAGGTATTGATGTGCAATAGTTTGGTGTATCTCTGGCAAGCTATCTGAGTTGATGACCAAGGTATAATTGCGCTTGACATAGTCAGTTATACCTACGATATTGATAGGTGCAGTATGAGTTTCATTTTCAAATCTAACAACATCTGCGCCCAGATTCTGTCTTAGCATCCATCCTTGGCACATGCCAATCTGTGGTAAATCCACAACAGTAAGATCACGAAAGCCCATCTTGTATAGCCAATACATTACATAACCTGAACCACCACCAATTTCACAAATAGGTGCGTTGAAATTATTTTCTAATTTACGTGCAATCTTCACAGCCTGATATAGTGATTGAAACATACGTGCATCTACCATGCCCATATTGGTTTCCAATCCAAACATTCCGCCTTGCCATTTTGGAAATTCTAGATCCTTGTATCCCCATACTGCCAATCTATCAAAGCACAATCGAAGTGCAGGATTAAAATCTGTGCCCAACATGTTGGACCCTTGTTCAGGGTTTGGACTCCAGTGGCTCCCATGAACTCTAAAAAACTAAGCAAACAATCATAGGCGATGCTCAATACCCATTTTTGTATTTGTGTGTAATTACGCAACCAAAATTCAACATTGTAGCCTTGCTGGATGCCATGCATCAGTGTGCTACCGTGCATGTGCTTGAACAAGTGATAGCACATGTCCATATCCAACTTGCGAACAGTGATATCTAGAGTTCTTTCATGATCTTGTGCTAGCGGACTCCATGTATCTCGTGCATGGTCGCGCCAGTCATGCTCTGATTCTCTTAAGAGATAACTATTGATCATACGCATCATGAACTCATCATCGCGTATGGTATTCTCACCATTGTTCCAGATGCCATTCAGCGCAATAGTGAATGGCGGCGTGTTTTTAGACACATCTTCAAGATTGTGTACAAAAACATTATTCCATTCTGGACATTCATACTCTAACTGCTTGCAGGCAAAATTGGTATTGATGGTGGTAAGGGCAGGAAATATCCATTCTTGCTCTAACACCTTAAATTTAACTAACTTCGGTTCTGCCATTGCCAATATCTTTGCGATTGATAACTCTAGGACTTTCGGTTTGATTGGCCGCCCACTGTTCAAAGTTTTCTTGAAGAACATTACGGCAAATGGTTTGGAACCAACGGTCCACAATGTCTGCGTCCGTTTTACCTTCGTAACCAGCCTTGACCAACTTGGCCAAGAACGCATCATTCCAATCAAGTTCAAATGCGCCATTGCCAACATTGTCTTGGTCTAGTTCTATACCAATAATAGCAACATAAGGTTCACCACGTTTGGTAGCAGCCTCTTTGGGTGTAGTGGCTTTGACTTTTAATTTAGGTTCGGTTTTAGGAGTTGCAACTTTTTTAGCTGGCACCTTTTTAGCAGGTGCCTTCTTAGCCACAACTTTTTTAGCTGGCACTTTTTTAGTAGCCATCACTTGCCCCAGCCATTGCCCCACAAGTCTACATGTAGACGTGGACTATAGGCATAACCTTGGCGCAAACATTCATTAGCGATTGCAAGTTTGTTGGCATCGTAACCTTGTGTGGTACCACCAACTGGCATAACATACACTTGCCCTAAGAAGCCTGCCAAGCGGTATTCTCCCACGGCTTGGTTAATTTCTGCAAAGTCTTCTGGCTTTTCAACCACAAACTTCAAGTATGTGACTCCCACACGCTGATACTCAGCAATGATTTGTGGGCAGATAGCTTCATCCCACTTCTCGCCTGATGCGCTTAGTTTAGGGCTGACAGAGAACTGCATTTCTCTAAAGCGTCCAACGTACTCTTGATGATCATCTTCAGTGGTACCACGCCATTGTGTATGCCAGTGTTCAATATAATCTTGGAACTCGTCTGTTAGAATCTGAGTACCATTTGTTTCAAATGTAATGTTATCTAGCCCAATCATGGCTGGGTGTTCTAGCAAGTCAGGATAGACCTTTTGCCAACCCAGCAGTGGCTCACCACCTGTGATAACCAAGTGTACTGGATTACCGTTGTATTGTTGCCAACGACCGTTTGGAGTCATTGCCAGCATTTCAGTAACAATAGCGTCGATGTCTTTTGCAGGACTTAGATCTTTGAACTTGGGATCCCATGAAGCATAGCTGTCGCAACCGGTGTGTACAAGTGGTAGATCTGTAAACTTTTCATACTTGGTAGCATCTACTAGATTGCGTTCTTGACTGGCCTCACCACGTGGCATGCCAAATCCTTCGCATTTGAAGTTACAACCAAATGTACGCAAGAACACGCTAGGCACGCCTACAAAGCGACCTTCACCTTGTAGGCTGTAGAACATTTCACTTACTTTTAGTTTCATAATATTTCCTTCTGTATCTTATTATATAGAGTTTCAAAATTTTCTTCAAGCCAGTCATCAACCGAAAGTGGATTCCACTCGCCGATGGCGGCTTTGAGTTTATTTAAGTTTGCTTGACTTTCCCACTGATATGTTTTGACCATATGATCAGGCATGGGCACAACAAGTACCTGTACATTTTCAACGCCAAATCGTTTTTGTATTGATTCTGCAATGTCTTTGAATGTCAGTTGAACACCTGTACCAACGTTGTATACACCACTTACACCTGCGTCCTTTAGACGAAGCATGGCATTTATACAGTCATCTATACTTATAAAGTCACGTGATCCCAGTCTACCTTCGTGTTGGAAAACTGTCAGTTTCTTTTGGACGATGCCTTGTTCAATATATCGACGTATGGGACTTGGTTGTACCTTGTGACCTTCGTTGCGCCCATAAACATTAAAGAAACGCACACCCTGTACTGGTACTGTGAATTGTTGTGTGGCACACCAATTGTCAACTGCCAGCTTGCTTACACCATACAAGTGCATGGGCTGTACAGGACCCCATTCTGGACTGTTTGACCAAGTGCCATACAAGCTGGCCGAACTTGCATAGGTAATACCGCAGTTGTTTTCTTGTGCAAACTGAATCCAGTTTTGCGTGTCTTCGATATTTTTCTTAACCAGCTCTTGCCAGTCACTGGCAATAGTTTCGCTGATAGCACCCATGTGGAAAATCCACTCCAGCGGCTCTTCCAAGGTGTATGTTTTACCACGATCGCTCCAGTCCAGTGAATGTACTCGGACGCCCTGTGCTAGCAAGCGAGCCTTGAGCTCGCTGCCAATTAGGCCACGATCACCTGTTATTATTACCATGTTCCCTCTGGTGCCTTTCTATAATTACCCTTGCCCGGAATCGTGTGTCGTACACCGCCCACAGGATCCTCGACGTCGCCCGCTTTACGGGGAATAAGATGTATATGAGGCCAAGGCACAGTTTGTCCTGCACTCTCGCCATAATTAAGTCCAATGTTGAAACCATCACACTTGCCTTGTTCTATTAGTTTTTGCCCTTCACGCACCGCATCTTCGAAGGCCTCATTTAGTATACTCACGCTGTTGTATTTGGGCACAAATAACAAGTGTCCTGGTGTACACGGATATTTGTCGCGAAATACTGCCACATGGAAATCTTGTCGTACAGTATCGTCCCATGGTGCTTCGCTGTCGTCAATATGATCAGGACCTTCGAAGATGCGGGTAACAGTCATATATTAACCTTCGTAAATTGCAGAATTGCCTGAGTGTTCGAATACTTCAACTGAAATCAGTTTAACACGAGGATGCTCGTCGCCCAACAAGTTTTGATATGTGTTACCTGGCTCGTCTTTTAGCCATTGGCTCACATGCTCATATACCATCTGTGCAAATGCTTCGCAACCCACAGCAGGCACAATACGCAAGTCAACTACACCTTGATTGGGATGAGGATGTTGTTGCACTTCATCTGGCTTGCCATCTAGATCTGGGTTATTACTCCAACCTGCCATGGCCTTGAAACGATCTAGCATGGGATCATCTTCAGCAATCACAGTGGTGTGATCAAACTGTGTGTCCAACCAAGCCTTGACTTCCTTGAGCCCACCAAAGTCTTGTACCCAGTTACGTTCATCCAGTTGCTCTGCTTCGAATGTAAAGCGGAATCCTAGACTATATCCGTGCATCAAACTGCAATGGCTGTGTGTGGCTTTCCACTGTCTGAAACAGCAGGAAAATCCTCGATCGTTACCATACGTCTTTGTTGAAAAATGTCTTGCCATATTGTTTCTCCTATGTTAGATTATAGCATAGGCTTGCAGAGTTTGTATACCGGGATGAACGCCGAAAAGGCCGGTTTTGAAAATTATTTGTTGCTAGGGCCACCTGTATCATCTGCGCCAGTGGGTTCAAATGCCTGTAGCTTCTTTTTCAAATCTTCTGCTGTGGCCACACGTTGTCTGAGCTCACTAGAACTGAAACTGTGATCGCGACCATTAAAGTACAGATCAATGTTTCGCTTGTGGCAAATTTCACGACCTGTAAACTCTTTGCCTTCGTATTCTACACCCAGGATACGCATGTCAATTGGCAAGATAAGTAGCAAGTCTTCAAGATCTTTT